TATCAACGTGCTAATCCAACTTTTTTACAAGACCAGTGGCTAAAAGCTAATCATCAATTATTTAAAGCATTCGAGGGTACAAACGTGAAAGTATCTGACCATGAAACCGTATTTAAAAATATTCTTGCCGTTCATAAAACTGTTTCTACTGAAAAGAAAATCTGTACACGTAAAGTTGACGAAATGATGACTTTTTACTTGTGCTTAGAAAATCTTGGTGCATTGGCATTAAAAGAATATTCATCTAAACGTTATTTAAATTTGAAAGCTGATCTAATTGATGCGGGATTTAGTGCTTCTTTATTACAAAGATTGCATGAAAATCCAAGTCAAAACTTTAGTCACTTTGATGTGTATATCCAGTTGTTTAAAGCATTTAAAAAAGAAATTCCTGCTGGAACTGTTTCAGATCGCAAAGCTAGAAACATTGAAAAGTTCTATTACGATCTTGAGCGTTTTGGATTTGATGAAATGAAGTCTAAATATAAGAAATCTCAATTCTCAAATCTTATAGCTTCATTAATAAAATGCGGATATTCAAAAGTTTATCTTCAAAACTTACATGTTCAATCAAGCAATAACATTATTCCATTTATCAATATGTTTGAAATGAAATTCGATCAGCAAGTGCCTGAAAACTTTATCGAACCAATCTCTACATTTAACAAACGTCAATTAAAACTCGTATCTTAAAAGGTGAAAATCATGTCTCAATTAATCTTTAAAGCAAAGCTTCTCAATGTTGAAACAGGTGTAGACCAAAAAACAGGTTTACCAACTATGCGTCTTATATTTGCATCACAACGTTTTGACCGTGGGTTAGAACAAATTGTTCCATGTTCTCAAAACGTAAAAGTTATTGAAGATCATCATAATAAAGATTTTTATCTGTCATATAAAGGTCGTGAAATTTGCTTACCAATTGAATTGACTGTTATGGATAGAAACGTTTTTTACAAGACAACTGGTGACGGTAAGCCATTGCTGTTGGAAGAAAAGAAAGCTCCAGATGCTGGAGTTAAATCAGCATGACAGTAGTTAAGGTTTATCCGAAAGCTGAATCAATTAAGCATGCTGTTGAAGTACTCGAAATTACTTATTGGGACTTTGATTCTCACCGTAATAGCGTTTCTAGCGATCTACGTGGACATTACGATGCATGTTTAAGGAACTTATCAGGACAGATTGAATATCTAAAAACATTATACGAATCAAAGTCTTAATTACACCATTTCGTATAATGTAACTGCGTGATTATGTTACTTGCACTGCAACTTATTAAAATGTCATTTTCCCGACCAGAAAATGGCATTTTCTTTTTTAAGAAATGCAGTGCATTTAACATCAATCCGCATTATGCGACTTCATTCTTTCTGTCTGCGACAGAGGAAGGGAGGAGGCACGTTCGACCGCCCGACCGAGCAAGACAGAAACTGAAAAAAGTCCACCATCTCTGGTGTGGACTTAAGTCCGAAATTTCGGAATTTTCACCCTAATTAATATTCGCAGTCACAATTTATTATGACTAATCTCCTTTTTTAATTTCTTCTATATATTTAGTAACATCTTTTGCTTTTAGGTCTTTTAAGTGTTTGTAAATTAAAGCGTTAATTATATCCGCTTCTTCAATTCTTTCCTTTGTTTCAATTATAAAATCTAACGATAGCTCTTTAATATTTTCCGTGAATTCTCCACGTACTCTATAAGTTTTTGATAAATCAGATTTTCTCATGGTTACTTTCAACACTGTTAGTTGTGACAACATTATTCTGTCACATGTTGTGTTGTTGCGTGCAATTGTGTTATGTTTCTGTTAATTCGTTGCTTGTGATGTTGTTGCACTATGCTAGACAAGATTGTTATGTGGATACCAATTGACGACTCACTTGTTGATGCAAGTGAAGAGGGTCGTTATTCCATATTCAATTTTGATTTGCTTGATTTGGGTATAAAAGTTGGTTCTTACGATGTATTTAAAGATGAAGATGGCAATGTAAAACAGCAAGTTCTTCATCACGCTTGGTCTAAGATTCCAACCTCTCATACGAAAATGTCATTTAAGTTTTTTCATGAGGGTTATAGCCATCCATATGTAGAGCTTAAAGCTAGTCCAGCAAAGATTCTTCAAGGTCACAATGTTCATGGGACCGATTGGATAGAACAGGGTGCTTTAGAAATGCTTGGCTACTTTGCTGAATCTGAACCCACTTTATACGGTATGTGTCACATCGGTGGTACTGAAGTGAAGTTGCTTGATGCCACGTATTCATTTCGTTTTAAAGATGATCGTGAAGCTGAAAAAGTACTTGAATTACTTAGAAATGTTTCTACTCAACATATTCGTAAATCAACCAAAGATGCTAGTTTTAAAAATACTGTTTATTTCGGTTCTGAACGTGGAAAACATTACAAGCGTAAAGTTTACGTTAAAAATAATGAATTCAAAGAACAACTTCAGGAACAAATCAAACTTGCCAAGGCTAATGATGAATGTGCTCAACGTGTCGTTAAAGTCATGTCATGTCCTGAATTGCAAAAATTTGCAACGGGACTATTAAGATTTGAAACAGGCATTACAGCCTACACAATGAAACAACAGGGTATTCCCACTAATTTATTTGAACTTATTCGCTATCAACGTGCTAATCCAACTTTTTTACAAGACCAGTGGCTAAAAGCTAATCATCAATTATTTAAAGCATTCGAGGGTACAAACGTGAAAGTATCTGACCATGAAACCGTATTTAAAAATATTCTTGCCGTTCATAAAACTGTT